AGCTGCCGAGCGTCCTCCAGGCTTGATCCCCGCTGCCGGCGCCGAACGGACGAAGCACCCGTTCACAGCCCCCAGCGGGGGGGAGGGGCCGGCGCCGGGACAGTCCCCCCCACCCTCCACCGTAGGACCCGCCCATGTCCCTCGACGGCACCTATGCCGGCCTCCAGACGTCGGTCGGGGACTTCCTCAACCGCGCCGATCTGTACGCCTCGGTTCCTGATTTCATCACCCTCGCCGCCGCCCAGATGAACCGGCGCATCCGCTGCGCCGAGATGATCACCTCCACCACCCTGACCGTCTCGACGCTGGCGGCGGCGCTGCCCGCCGACTTCAACGGCATGGTGGCGTTCGAGCTGCCCTCCGGGTCGGGCAACCCGCTGCGCTACGTCAAGCCCGAGGAGGTGCGCAGCCTGCGCCAGGGCATCTACGCGTCGGCCGGCACGCCGGTGGTGTGGTCGATCGCCGGCTTCAACGTCGAGACCGCTCCGGTTCCCGCGACCTCGTTCATCTGCCCGATGCTGTACTACGCGCGCCTGCCGGTGCTGTCGGCGTCGGTCACCACCAACTGGCTGCTCACCAAGCACCCCGACGCCTACCTCTACGGCGCGCTGATGCAGTCGGCCCCGTACCTGAAGGACGACGCCCGCATCGAGGCGTGGGGTAAGCTGTACGAGGAGGCGCTGACCGCCGTCGTGGTCAACGACGGCCGGGTCAGCTTCGGCCACGGGCTGCTCGCCCCGGTGCGCGGGGCAGCGGCGCCGGTCGGCAATGAGCCGCAGGGCGCGCCCGCCCCGCCGCCTGGACCGCCCCAGTGACCGACGTCACCTGGCTGTCGGCGGCGATCGGCGACTACGTCAACCGCTCCGACGTCTACGCGGCGATCCCCAACCTGATCACGCTCACCGAGGCGCAGCTCAACCGGCGCCTGACGCAGCCGGGCGTGCCCAGCGCCGTGGCGCGGGTGACCTCCAGCATCAGCCACGAGTGGGAGACCGCCCCCGCCGACATGCAGTTCTTCATGGGCATGACCATCTTCGATCCCACGCTCCAGACGTGGACGCCGATCGAGCCCGTCACCCCGTTCGGCGTCGAGGTGATCCGCGGCTACCGCGAGGCGTGGCCGATGATCCCGGGCCGCGTCGCGGTGGTCGGCGGCAACTTCCAGTTCTCGCCGGTCCCCGACCAGGCGTACCAGGTCAACGTCCAGTACATCCAGCGCATCCCGGCGCTCGACCTGGTCGCCAACCCCAGCAACTGGGTGATCGCCGAGTACCCCGACGTCTACCTCTACGGGTGCTTGGCGCAGTCCGCCGGCTACTTCCCCGACATGGCCGTGGACGCCCGGATCAAGGGCTGGAAGGCCGGCTTCGACCTGGCGTGCGGCGAGTGCGTGCTGGCCGAGCGCGCCAAGCGCGGCCCGAAGTGGACCCCGGCCTTCCGCGCCTCCGACACCCCGCCGAACTTCGGGCGCCGGACCTGGAGCTTCAACATCAACACCGGCCAGTGACGTGACCGCCTGGACGCCCGCCCCACCCCCGGACGACCCGGGGTGGGCGCCACCGCCTGCGGTCCCGCCCACCGCGTGGAGCCCGCTCTGAATGGCCGACACCACCACCGTCAACTACGGCTGGGTGAAGCCCACCGTGAACGCCGACCTGAACCTGTGGGGCGGCCTGCTCAACACCAATCTCGACAACCAGGACAGCACCGTCCACGGCATCGACGTGATGGCGCGGGCGGCCATGCCGACCGTGGGTGGCGTCTTCACAGGCGGCGTCGGCGCCACGCAACTGACGGTCGTCGGCCAGGCCGGCACACAACGCAACTTCGTCCTCGCCAGCGGCGTCCCAGGAAGCGGGGTGCCCCGCTGGCTTCTGATCGCCAGCGCCGAGGCCGAGGGTCCCGTCAACAGCAACAACGGCTCGAACTTTTACATCCAGCGGATGAACGACGCTGGCGTCGGGATCGACAACCCGCTGGAGATCGTCCGCTCCACCGGCCAGGTCATCGTCGGCGCCGGCGGCCTGGTGGTCAACGGCCCGGTCTCCGGGGTGACCGCCGGGGTGCTCTCCAGCTTCAACGGCCGCACCACCCCCGCCGCGACGCTCACCGGCGCCGACGTCAACAACGCGGTCGGGTTTGCGATCCAGAGCGCGGCCGGGGCGGCGATCGGCACCAGCGGCGGCACGCTCGGCCTGCTCAACACCAACGTGACCTGGTCGGGCTCGTTCTCCATCACCGGGGCGGCCTACTGCAACACCGCCGCGGTGGGCGACAGCTCCAGCCTGATCGCCAACACCTCGTTCGTGGCCTCGCGCGGCTGGCAATCCCGGGGCCAGGTGGTGCTGGGCGGCGGGACGATCACGCTCGACGACACCAACTGCGGGGCCGACATCATCTGTGCGGGCGGGAGCACGATCAACCTCCCCTCGACGGCCCGCACCTACGTCCTGATGAACGTCGGGCGCCCGTTCATCGACCCCGACGTCTACCTCACCTTCCCGAACGGGAGCGACTTCCGCACCGTGCTGCGCGCCAACGAGCGCGTGGTGCTGTGCGGTGACGGTGGCGGCTACTGGCGTCTCGCCGCCGCAGCCTTCATCAACGACCCGCACCTCTATGGCCTGCCGATCACCAGCTCGCCTGGCGATCACACCATCGGCCCCAGCGACTACGGCGGCTGCGTCCACGTGACCGGGAACGGCTCGGTGTTCATCAACGCGTCCATGCCCCTGGGCACGGTGGTGGAGATTTCCTGCGACCCGGGCGTCCAGTGCTTCATCCGCTACCCGGCGGGAACGCTGCGCACGGTCCCCGCCAACTCCACCGCCGGCAACGCCGTCATGAACGGTCCGGGCTCGACCTTCATCGAGCAGAAGAAGACCTCGGAAATCTGGGCCCGCGGGGACGCCGTGTGATGGCCGACGACGTCACGCCGCTCGGCCCGCTCGCAGACGGCACCACCCCGAACTACGGCTGGACGCTGCCGACCGTGATGGCCGACTTCAACACCTGGGGCGGCCTGCTCAACGCCAACCTGTCCGCCCAGGACAGCCAGGTGTTCGCGATCAGCAACGTCGCCAACGGGGCCATGCCGAAGACGGGCGGCAACTTCACCGGCTCGGTCACCGTCACCAACAACACCAGCAACAACAGTTTCCTCTACCTCGACGGGCCGACAGCCATCGCCAAGGTCCAGTATTTCACCACCGGCGGCGTCAATCGGTGGGCCGTCTTCGCTTCAGGCGAGGCCGAGACCGGCGCCAACGCCGGGACGAACTTTCGGATCAACGCCTACAGCGACGCTGGCGTCGCGATTGCCGGCGAAGGCCCCGTCTTCCAGATCATCCGCGCCACCGGTTTGGCCACGTTCTCCCAGGGCCTCACCGTGCAGGGCCCGCTCACCGGCGCCGCCGCCACGTTCAGCGGCCTCACCACGGTGAGCGGGTCGCCGCTTTTGATCACCGGGGCGCCCGCGACCAACCGGGTGCTTCAGTATCAGACCAACGGTGTCAATCGCTGGTTCGTGTTCGTCGACAGCTCGGCCGAGAACCCGCCCAACAACGTCGGCTCGAACTTTTACATCCAGAGCATCAACGACAGCGGTGCCCCGCTCAGCAACTGCCTCGCCATCGCCCGCAACAGCGGCGCGGTGACGATGCCCAACAGCGTCTACACGGGGCCGCTCTTTGTCACGGGCGCGATCACGGGGAGCGCGGGCGTCACGGTCAGCGGGGGTGTAACCGCCAACGGCGGCCAAATTCAAGTATCTAGTGGAGGGAGTTCACTACAATTTCAATTGTATAGTTCGGCTGCTGGTGTTGATAATAAATACTGGCGTCTGTTCATGGACACTTCTGGTACGCTTTCCATTCAAACTGTTAATGACGCCTATAATGCAGCCGCCAGCGCCCTACAAATTACTAGAAGTGGTCTCACGGTAACCGGAATTGCGCTTGACGCTCCGGTCACCGTCAACAACATTCTCCAGTGCGCCACCGCCGCCCAGCCCATCACCCACAACGCCGCCGCCGGGACCAACCGGGGGCTGGCGATCTATACGAGCGGGGTGTCGCGGTGGCAGGTGCTCGGCGACAGCACGGCCGAAGGACCCGTCAACAGCAACAACGGCACCAATTTCGTTATCGCCAGGTACAACGACGCCGGCGCCTACGTCGATGAGCCGTTCTCGATCCAGCGCAACACCGGCCAGGTCACCATCAACGGCCCAACGGTGTTCGGCAACACAGTCGCCCACAACACCACCACCACCGCCCCCACGCCGGCCAAGAGCAACAACTCCACCAACGTCGCCACCACGGCGTTCGCCGCCAACCAGGGCATGGAGCTTTGGTCCTACGTTGTCGTTCCCGCTGGCGCACATTTCTACCCCAGCGCAACTCACTCCGGGCACACGCTGCTCCTGCAAAACAACGGCTACACGGTGTACATGCCCGGCGGCGCGGCCAGCTTCGGCACCTGGATACTGAGCAACATCGTCGGCGCTGACGTAGGGCTCAGCCTGCCGGGCGGGACGGACTTCAGGGCCAGCGGGCTGCTTCATGCTGGCGAGAAGGTCATCCTGCAAGGCGACGGGACCAACGGGTACTACCGCTGCATCCAGTACAGCCCGCCGATACCCGCATGACCGGCGTCCTGGCGCAGATTGGCGCCGCGGGGTCGGTGACCGCCCCCACGGTGACGATCAGCGGCGCCAACCGCACCGCCAGCGGCGCCGGCGGCGGCTTCAACTTCAGCCCCACCACCGCAGCGGCGGCCGGCGGCTCGGGAAACTACAGCTACACGTGGTCCGTGACGCAGACCGCCGGCGCCTGGAATTTCACCGGCCAGGGGACGGCGTCGATCGGCCTCACCGCCAGCATCACCACCGCCAGCAACGCCACGGCCACGGTCACCTGCACCGTCACCGACACCCGCACGCACGTGGCGGTCACCTCGGCGGCGCTCGCCTACAGCTACACAAAAGTCTGACCCATGGCCCAGCCGGCAATCGGCGCGAACCTCCTGGCGATCTCCCTGCCGCCGGGCGTGTTCCGCAATGGCACCCAGTACCAGGCCGAGGGGCGCTGGTACGACTGCAACCTGATGCGCTTCTACGAGGGGGCGCTGCGCCCGATCGGCGGCTGGTCGTCGTTCTCGGCCAACAAGGTCACCGGCGCCGCCCGCCGGATGCTGGTGTGGGCGGACGACAAGTCGAACGTCTGGGTCGCGGTCGGCACGCACAGCAACATCTACGTGTTCGACCTCGGCGGCGACATGTTCGACATCACCCCGGTCGGCTTCACGGTCGGCCGCGGCGACGCCAACAACCTCGCCGGCTACGGCGGCGGCCTCTACGGCGCGGGCAACTACGGCGGCGGCAGCGCCGCGCAGAATGTGCTCAACCCCGCCACCGTGTGGTCGCTCCAGCTCCTGGAGCAGTACCTGGTCGGCTGCACCGTGGAAGACGGCTACCTCTACAAGTGGGACGTCAACACGCTCCACAAGATGACCACGCTCAGCACCAGCGTGGCGCTGGCCAACGCCAGCACGAGCGCCGGCTCGGCCGTGGTGACCGGGATCACCAGCACCGCCGGGGCCAGCCAGGGCGACATCCTGACCGGGACCAACGTGCCCGCCGGCGCCGTCTACATTTCCTCGGTCGACAGCGCGACCCAGATCACCATGACCGCCAACGCCACCGCGACGGCGGTGGCCACGATGACCGCCAAGGGCACGGCGCCGATCAACAACCGCGGCGTGCTGGTGACCGACGAGGGCTTCCTGATGGCGCTGGGGGCCAACGGCGACCCGCGCATGGTCGAGTGGGCCGACCAGGGCTCGTTCAGCCTGTGGACCCCGGGCCCGACCAACCAGGCCGGGTTCTACTCCCTCCAGACGGACGGCCAGATCATGGCCGGCTGCACGGTCAACGGCGGCGCGGTGATCCTCTGCACCACCGACGCCCACCTCGCCGTCTACCAGGGCTACCCGCTGCTCTACTCGTTCACGCTGCTCGGCGACGGCTGCGGGGTCATCTCCCAGGCGGCGTTCGTGAGCACGCACAACCAGGTCGCCTGGATGGGCGGCAACGGCTTCTGGTACTACAACGGCACCCTCAACCCGCTGATCTCCGACGTCGGCGACTACGTGTTCGGCCGGCTCAATCGCCAGCAGGCGTCGAAGGTGTTCGCCGTCCACCACCCCGGCTACGGCGAGGTGATCTGGTACTACCCGTCGAACACCGGGACCAACATCGAGATCGACAGCTACGTGCTGTGGAACTACCGCGAGCAGCCGAACCACTGGAACATCGGCTCGATCACGCGCGGCTGCGGCATCGAG